AAACGAATATATCAAACCCATTGATTTATTCTTAGATTTAAAATTAAATGTAGTTTCATTTATAAATGCTTTTATTTATTCAACCACATTAATAGTACTTGGAACATTAGATAAAGAGTTGTTTATTGATCTTTATAAACAAGTATGTGAGTTAAAATGAGGATTTTAACTTAATGAAATTAAATATAAATAAATTACAAATAACTATTGTTTAAATATAAATAAATTGTTATAATGTAAAAGTAGAGAAAAGGAGTTGGTTTGATTGATAGATAGTGGTCTTGATCCACCGGCAACTCTGTAATACATATTATAAAATAAAAGGAGGAGAAATGCAGATGGAAATTAAAAGTGTCGTTTTTAGAGGTATTGAGACGGAAGGTTTTGGTCAAAGGCTAGTCACTCTTAGTAATCATGAAGATATAGTTACTATTGGATTTGAATTAGTGACTGATTCTATTGAATTAAATGGCTATGTTGAAGTTGGAAAAGAAGAATACGCAAATAGCGTTCGAAATTTAGAGGAATTAGTAAAAGAAAAACTAACTAAAGAGTTAAATTATATTAACTTAAAATAAGCCTTTCATCGTAAATAATATAAATAAATTACATAAACGGAATAAACTTTAGGATATCAAGGAGGAAATTATACATATGGCAGAACAAAGTACATTAAGACAAGCAGAAAACAAGGTTACTATTGAGGGGGTATTATTAGAAGTTAGAAGCACTGAGTGGAAAAGTGGAAAAGGCATGAATATTGAACTAGATATTGAAGTGAAGGAAAACGAAGTACATACAGTTTATGGTATGTCAAAATATAAAAAAGAGGATGGTTCTGACAATGGTATTGCAAAAGGATTTAAAACGATTGTAGATGAATATAAATCAGTTGCTACTCATGGTAGAGAAGAAGCTGACAAAGTAAGAGTTAATCAAGGGCACATTGGGTTAAATGAATATTATGGTCAAGATGGTAAGTTAAGATCACTACCTAGAGTGTCAACAAATTTTGTTAATAGGGTGCAAGCTGGAGAAGAATTTGATCCCAAAGCAGAGTTTGAAGCTGAGCTATTTGTAAGAAGTGTCAAACCAGAATTAGATAAAGAAGGCAATGAAACAGGTCGCGCAGTGTTGGAGGGCTATATTCCAGTTTACGGAGGAACAGTCATTCCTTTTAGTTTCAAGGTGTTTACTGAAGGATCTGAGTATGTGCAAGATAACTATGAGCCAGGTAAAACGGTATTCATTTATGGTGACATCATTAACTATAAAGAAAAAATCGTGAAGAAAACCGAATCTGCATTTGGTAAAGACAAAGAAACAGTTACTTATAACACCATTCGTGAATATGTAGTAACTGGTGGAGAAGATCCTTATGAAGAAGAAAATGTTAAATCATATGATGGTGAATTAATACATAAAGCATTAGTTGAACGAGAAACTTACTTAGCTGAATTAAAGACTAAAAACTCAGAGCCTAAAAAAGAAGAGAAAAAAGGCGGATTTGGTAATAAATCAAACTCAGGAGAAAAAGCGAAGTTCGATCCTTCTAAGCTACCGTTTTAATACATAGATAAGTATTTATTCGAAAATGAGAGTGAGATAATCACTCTCTCTATTAAAATTAATTTTATATGAGAAAATAGGGGGAAATAAATTATATGTCATTAGATATTTTCAATCCGCAGATTTCAGTAGTAGCACATGGTCTAGAAGGAAAAGTGATTACAGTTTATGGTAGTAACAACCTAGGTAAGACAAAACAAGCTACAAGAATGAAGAAACCACTATATCTTCCATTTGAAAAAGGGTTAAACGCAATTGCTGGTGTTCCATTCATGGCAATTAATAACTGGGCTGATTTTAAAAAAGTAAACAAGCAATTTGCTAAAAATCCACAAAAAGCTAAAGAAGTGTATCAAACAATTATTGTTGACGAGGTTGATGCATTTGCAAAATATGCAACTAGATATGTATGTAATAAATATGGAGTAGAACGAATTAAAGATGGAAATGACGGTTTTGGACTTTGGAAAGAATACGAGACAGAGATATGGGAAGAGTTAAATAAATTATTGGGAATTGGATTTACAGTCATTTTTATTGCACATGCAGAAGCAGATAAAAGTGGAAAAGTGTATCCAAAAGGAGATAAAAGAGCACTATCTCCAGTAGTTGATAATAGTGATATTGTTGTATATCTACATTCTAATGGAGTGGATGAAAATAATAATGTGATTAAATCAAGTGGGTATTTAGCAGAAACTGAACATTTTTTTGCCCGTAGCAGATTTGATTATATTGAGACAGTAATAGAAGAATATACAGCAGAGAATTTAGAAAAAGCAATTATTGAAGCAATTAAAAAACAAGAAGAGATTGAAGGGATTGCAACTGTATCTTTTGATCAACAGAAACAAGTTTATTCATCTGAAGAATTAGACTTTGACAAGATTATGGAAGAAATTAACATGGTATGTGAAAGTCTAGTAGAGAAAGATATGGTAGAAGACTTAGTAGCCACAATTGAAAAACACCTTGGTAAAGGCAAAAAAGTAGCAGAATGTACAAAACAGCAAGTTGATGTTATGTCAATCATTCTTGACGACCTTAAAGATTTAAATGAATAAATAGATTAATAGGGGGTGCTATTACTCCCTATTTTATTAAGAGGTGTATTACTTGTGGGAAGAATGGTAAAGTGCCCGTATTGTGAAAATCAAGTTGATAAGGATATATCTGTTGCTCACAGCAAGAGGTATTATCATAAGGAATGCTATGAAGAGTTTAGTATGCAGAAGCAATATAGAGATGAACTTATGAATTATATAGCTGAAATTTACAATATAGATCCTTATACTAATGGCACTATCTTAAAGCAAATTAAAGAATACCAAGATGAGTTTAAATTTAAATTAAAGGGGATTGAGTTGGCATTAAGGTATTTTTACCATACACTAAACAATCCTGTTAAAGACACTTCTACAATTGGGATTGTTCCATTTGTTTATGAAGAAGCTAAACGACACTATATAACTGTCATGCAAGCGGCAGAAACAGCTGAAAAATATAATGGTGAGTTTACAAGTAAAAGAGAGGTTAAAATACTTTCCCCTAAATTAGAACTGAAAAGACAAGTCAACATAATAGATATTGCATCATTGTAGAGAGGTGAATTTATGAGTTTAGTAGATAAGAGATCGTTTTATCAAGTTTTAGGATGCTTAATGAAAAAACCTTCTTTATTAGATGAAGCGCAGTACCGTTTAGATAAAGAGGATTTTTATTCAGAAGGAGAATCATCGTTTTATATTTTAATTTTCGCAGCAATAAATAATCTATATGAACAAGGAATTGAAGACATAGACATTGTTGCTATTGACAGCTTTTTATCCAATTACGATGTTCAGTATAAAATATTCAATGATAACAATGGTATAGAGTATTTAGAGAATGCTTTTGAAAATTCTAATTTAAAGCATTATGAATACCATTTTAATCGTATAAAAAAGTTTAGCTTTTTAAGAAAGTTGAAAGAACAAGGAATAGATATAAGTGAATTTTACGATGAAACCATAATTGAACCTAAAAAACAGGAATTAATGCAAGAGCGATTTGATCAATTAACAATACATGAAATTTCGAATGAAATTGATAAAAAACTCTTGAAAATCAAGGAAGATTTTTTAGTTGAATATGGTTCTTATGGACAGCAAGCTGCAGTAGGAATGAAGCAATTAAGAGAAAGCTTAAAAAAGTCACCAGCAATTGGTGCTCCTTTAGTTGGAAAAATCATGTCAACAATAACAAGAGGAGCTAGACTAAAAAAGATATATATGCGTTCAGCACCTACCGGAGTAGGGAAAACAAGATTCTCATTGGGTGATTCATTAAACTTAGCAGTCAACAAAATCTATGACAGTGATAGTAAAGACTGGGTAAATAATGGAACTAAAGAGCCAACCTTATTTATTACAACCGAGTTAGAGATTGAAGAAGTTCAAACTATGATGCTTTCTTTTGTTGCAGATGTAAACGAAGATCAGATTCTGGACAATGAGCTAACTAAAGAAGAAAGCAATCGACTAGACAAAGCGATAGAAATAATTGAAGATTCTCCAATTTGGATTGAACATGTTCCTAATTTTGATATTGCTGATATTGAAAGAACCATCCAAAAATATGTAGTAAATCATGGTGTAAAATACGTATTCTTCGATTATATTCATACTAGTTTAAAGTTGCTTTCGGAGATATCAAAAGAATCAAATGGTGTTAAATTAAGGGAAGATAATGTTCTTCTGATGTTTGTAGATAGGCTTAAACAAATATGTAACAGACTCGGAGTTTTTATCTTTTCAGCAACACAAGTTTCAGGTGACTTTGACAACCCCAAAGAAGCAAATCAACAGTTGCTGCGAGGAAGTAAAGCAATGGCAGATAAAATTGATGTAGGTATGATTGCTAGAGTGCCCACGCAAAAAGATATTGATTCATTAAAGCCAATATTATCGAAAGGATTTTATCCACACCCAAATATTGTATTTGATGTTTATAAGAACAGAAGAGGAAAATTAGTAAGGGTTCGACTGTGGTCTCATGCAGACTTAGGGACTTGCAGAACTAAGGATTTGTTTGTGACCAATAATCAATATGAAATAATTCCGGTAGAAGAATTAACAATACTAATGGTTGATAGCGAAGAAGAAAATGAACAAGTGAAACCAACTAAGATGAAATATAACTTCTAAGGGTGGTGATCCCTTATGATGTACGATAAAGAGAGAATTAGAGAATCTTTAACAATTGATGATATACATATAATTTTAAAAGATCTGGGTAGTTATGAACCTAAACATGATCGTCATGGTAATCCCATCTACACTACAGTTTGTCATGGGGGACATAAACATAAACTTTACTATTTTCAAGAGTCAAAAATTTTTCATTGTTTTACAGACTGTTCCTGCAGTTTTAATATTTTTGATTTAGTTATTAAAGCTAAAGAACAACAAGGGTACACATACTCATTCCCTCAGACTATTCAATATGTAGTTTCTTTAACTGGTAAGTCATACATAGTAAATAATAAATTTCAAGAATTACAGAATGAGAGAATATCCGATTGGCAATGGATAAATAAATTAAATAGAAAGAAACAATTAGCAGTAAATCTACCTGAATACGATGAGAAAGTGCTGGATGTTTTTATGCCTTACCCACATATTAGTTGGATCAACGAAGGAATAACGTATGAAACACAACAGAAATATGAAATAAGCTACTACATGCGTGATGAAAGGATAGTAATTCCACACAGGTCAATTGATAGTAGATTAGTAGGAATTAGAGGTCGAGCTATGTCACAAGAGGATATTGACAACGGAAGAAAATACATGCCATTAACTGTTGGCAACACTCTTTACAATCATCAGACAATGTTCAATCTCTATGGGCTTAACAATACAAAAGATGCGATAAGGAAACTTAAGAAAGTAGCAATATTTGAAGGTGAGAAATCTGTTTTAAAATGTGAAGACTATTATGGAGAAAGTAATTTTTCCGTAGCTTGTTGTAGTAGTAACATTACAGCTTTTCATAGAAACATACTACTATCATTAGGAATTGAAGAAGTCATTATCTGTTTTGATAGATTCAGAGACAAGATAGACACTGAAACAGAAGAGAAATATCAAGAAAGAATAGAAGAGTACCAAGAAAAATTGTTGAAATTCGCTAGAATGTTTACTCCTTATGTTAGAACTTATATAGTTTGGGACGATTTTGGAATAATTGGATTTAAAGAATCGCCAGTTGATAAAGGAAAGGAGGTACTTGAACAGCTAATGAAGTGTAAATACGAAATAAAAACAAGTGGGTGCTTAAATGAAGTATAATTTGATTGGTAAAAATAACACTTTTGATCCATTGAAACAAATCCTTTACAACAGAGGAATTGAAGATATTGATTCTTATCTTAAAATTAGCAAAGATGTTGTAATTCATTGGTCAAAACTTAAAAATATAAAATCCGCAATTGATGTACTACTTCACCATTTAAATAAGAAACACAAGATTTTCATACAAATTGATTCTGACCCTGATGGTTACACCTCGAGTGCTTTATTGATCAATTATATTAAGAATATTTATCCAGACGCAAATATCGTTTGGAGAGTACACGAGGGGAAAGAGCACGGCGTAATTGTTGAAACTGTTCCAGAAGATGTTTCTTTGGTTATATTGCCGGACAGTGGGAGTAATCAGATTGATGAACATCGCTATCTTAAAAATAAAGGTGTTGATGTAATAGTATTAGACCATCATGAGTGTCATTGTGATTCACCATATGCTATTGTAGTTAACAGTCAACTGTCCAATGATTACTCCAATAAACAGTTTTCTGGAGTAGGAATTACATATAAATTTTGCACAGGCATTGACGACATACTAAAAGTAAATTTTGCAGATCAATATTTGGATTTAGTGGCAATTGGAAATATTGCAGATTCTCAAGATATGAGATCATTAGAAACAAGATATTTTGTTAATAGTGGACTAAAGAAGATTCGCAATAAAATGTTAAATGCACTATATGAAAAACAAAGCTATTCAACAAAAGGTGTTATTAATATTACCTCAACTTCTTTTTATATAAATCCATTAATCAATGCTTGTATAAGAGTTGGAAGTAATGAAGAAAAAGAGCAGATGTTCAGATCATTTTTAGAAGTAGAAGAAGAAATTTACTACAAAAGAAAAGGTGTTTATGAGCCAATTGAGGTTAACACAGCAAGAACACTGGGTAATTTAAAAGCTAAACAGGATAGACTGAGAAACAAAGGGATAGAAGAAATAAGCGAAAGAATCCGTGAAAAAAATCTGTTAGACAATAAAATACTTATAGTTAATATTACTGACTTATTACATAAGAATTTAACAGGTGTTGTTGCCAATAAACTAGCTGAAAAACATAAAAGACCAACGGTACTCTTAAGGTTGGATGAAGAGAATAAATTTAAAGGCTCTATTAGAGGATATGATAAAAGTCCAATTAAGGATTTCAAAAAACTTCTCCAAAGTGTAGATAAGTTTGACTTTGTAGAAGGACATCCTAATGCTGCAGGCTGTCAGATTGCTCCAGAAAATTTAATAGATGCAAACAATATAATTAATAAACTATTAGAAGATGTGGACTTTAATAGTGACTTACATGAAGTTGACTTTATACTCAATGTTAAGCAGTTAACTAAATCACTCATCAAAGAGATAGATAAACATAAACATCTATGGGGACAAAATGTAGATGAACCCCTTATTGCAGTACAGGAAGTAGAGGTTAATAAAGAAGATATTTATTTAAACGGGAAAACATCAAAAACTCTTAAATTCAGAGTGAATGACATTGAGTTTATTAAGTTTTTTAGTAATGAAGATGAGTACAATAATATAGTTAGTCAAGGTGATAGGTTAGTTTTAGATGTAATTGGTAAGGCAAGTGTAAATGTCTGGGAAAATAAAGAAACACCACAGATAGTGATAGAAGAATACGAAATTATTTCAGGCAAAAAGAAACAATTGTTATTTTAATTAAAAATAAATTACATAAAGGGGATGGTTTATTTGTGTGGAGGTATTGCCTGTCATAATCATACCGACAAATCAAACATTAGACTACTTGATAGTACAAACAGAACCAAAGATTTAATAAAAACAGCTGCTGAAGTAGGGTATAAGGGATTGGCAATCACTGACCATGAATGCTTATCTGCTCATGTGGAAGCAATCAAACTAGTTAGAGAGATGAAGAAACCTAAAAAAAATCAGCCAGCAGAATTACCAGAGGATTTTAAATTAATTTTAGGTAATGAAATTTACCTGGTGGACTCTTTAGAATCTGTGAAAGATAACTATAAATCTGGGGAAACAAAGTTTCCTCACTTTCTTCTACTAGCCAAAGATAAAGAAGGGCATGAACAACTAAGAAAATTATCTTCCCAAGCTTGGAAAAACAGTTTTTATACAGGAACTATGGAAAGAACACCAACAACGAAGGATTATTTAAAAGAGATAGTAACACAAAATCCTAATCACCTAATAGCAAGTAGCGCTTGCTTAGGATCAGAAATCAACATATCTCTCCTTGAAGCAAAAAAGGCAGAAAATAATAACAATGTAGAATTAGCTGATAATTATAGAGCTAAAATTCATATTTTTGTAAACTGGTGTATTGATATTTTCGGAAAAGAAAACTTTTTTATTGAATTGCAACCAGCGCTCTCTGAAGAACAGATTTATTGTAATAAGAAATTAATACAAATAGCTGAATATTATGGTTTAAAAATGATTGTTACAACTGACTCTCATTATCTTAGACCAGAAGATCGAATTATACATAAAGCATTCCTAAACTCTAAAGATGGTGAGAGAGAAGTGGATGATTTTTATGAAGCTTGTTTCTTACAATCTGAGGATGAGATTTATGAAAGAATGAGTTATATTGAGTCTTCAATTATTAAAGAAGCAATCCAAAACACTCTATTGATTGGAGAAGTTATTGAAGACTATACAATTGAACATGAGCCAATTATTCCTAAAATTAACCTACCTGATTTTGAAGTGAGAGATATTTTTAAACCAGGTTACGAAAAATATACTTACATAGATAAAATAGCCAACTCTACAAATGAGCAAGATAGGTACTTAATGAAACTATTAGAGGATGGGTTTGAAGAAAAATTACTAAATCCTAACTTAACAAGTGAAGAATTTCATTCTATATTAGGTAGACTGGATGTAGAATTGGGTGAACTTTGGGAAATTGGACAAAAGCTTAATCAATCCATGCCTTCATATTACATTACTACAAGGGAAATAATAAACATAATTTGGGATAACGAATGTGGAGGTAATTCCTTAGTTGGAGCAGCTAGAGGATCTGCAGCAGGATTCTTAATTACATATCTATTAGACATAACTCAAATCAACCCAATGAAGTATAACCTGCCTCATTGGAGACATATTCATAAATCTAGACCAGATTTTCCGGATATCGACATAGATACCGAAGGAGCTAAAAGGAATAGAATTATACAAGCGCTAAAAAATCATTTCGGTGAAGAACGTGTATTGCAAATTGCTACTTTTGGGACAGAAGGTTCAAAGTCTGCGTTACAAACTGCATGTAGAGGATTAGGAATAGATAGTGATATATCGTTGTATCTAAGTGGAATGATTCCTTTTGAGCGTGGAAGTAACTGGTCACTAAGTGACTGTTTGTACGGGAACGAAGAAAAAGAAAGAAAACCTGTAAAAGAATTAATAAAAGAAATTGAAAAGTACCCAAATTTGAAAGAAACAGCATTAAAAATTGAAGGTCTAGTTAATAAAAGATCAAGCCACGCAGGAGGTATATTCATTTTTAATGAGCACTATGTAAATTCTAGTGCGTTGATGAAGACACCCAAAGGAGCATATATAACTCAGTTTAATATGGGTGATGCTGAAGCTATGGGTAACATAAAGTATGATTTATTAACTATTGAAGCACTTGATAAAATAAGGGTGACATTGGATTTATTACTAGAAAACAATGAAATTCAATGGCAAGGAAACCTAAAGAGTACTTATACGAAATATATACACCCAGATGTTCTAGATTACGAAAATCCCGAAATATGGTCTATGGTTGGGAAAGGGGAAGTTATGGATTTATTCCAATTCTCAACAGATATAGGTCAACAATCAGTTATAAAAGTTAAACCAGAGTCACTGTTGGAAGCAGCTGTTACTAATTCACTAATGAGGCTTATGGCGGAAGGACAAGAACAACCAGTTGATACATATGTTAAATATAAGAATGATATTGAACTATGGTATCAAGAAATGCAACAAGCAGGGCTAACTAATAAAGAAGTAGCTATTATTGAAAAATACCTAAAAGACATTTATGGAGTAGCTGATACTCAAGAAGTAGTAATGCAAATGGTTATGGATGAAAACATTTCAAACTTTGATATTAAAGAATCTAACTATTTGAGAAAAAGTATAGCTAAAAAGAAAGCAGATGTACTAAAAGAAGTCCAAGAACTGTTTTTCAAAAAAGGTAAAGAAATAGGAACTTCAAATAATTTACTTGATTACGTTTGGAATGTTCAAATTAAACGGCAATTGGGATACTCATTTTCAATACTTCATACATTAGCCTATACTGTAATAGCTTTGCAAGAATTAAATCTAATTTATAGGTACAATCAATTATATTGGAACACTGCTTGTTTAACAGTAAATAGTGGAGGAATCGAATCAGAAGAAGACGAACTCGACAATGAAGAAGAAACAGATGATAAAAACAAGAAAAAATATTCAACAAACTATGGTAAAGTGGCTGCAGCTATAGGGAATATAAGACAGAGGGGAGTAAAGGTATCACTTCCAGATATAAATAAAGCACAGTTTGGGTTCTTTCCAGATATAGAAAATGATTCAATTATTTTTGGGTTGAAAGGAATGAATGGAATTGGCGATGATGTTGTACACAATATAGTCAATAACAGACCATATACTTCATTTGATGATTTTCTAGTTAGGATGTATGATACTAATTTAATAAAAAATGGGCAAATGTTACAACTGATTAAAGGTGGTTGTTTTGAAGTATTCGGTGAAAGATATAGCATCATGAAACAATTTTTAAGTCATACTTTTGAACCGAAAAAACAATTAACGATGCAAAATATGAATA